AGCCGCATAACCACCGAGCCTCACGACCCTATTTCCTGCAGCTTGATAATAGTAATCTGTAATTTTAGTACTTGAACCCGCACCAACCGAAGCAGGGAAGAATCCAGTCCCAACTTGCTCTAAAGTATTTTGCCAACCATTAGCATTTGCCATAGTAATTCCAGCATTCACATAGTCCCCACTAAATACATCATCTGCAAAAGTTGATGGATTATTATTAATAAATGGTACATTATCTTGAACATTAATACCATCTACCCAGCTCCACATATTTCCAAAGAAGTCTTCAATTCCTCTATAAGACATGAAAGCTAAATCAGCAGCTTCATCATCTGCATCACCTGCATATTCATGATTTCCAGTAGCATTACCAGAAGTATCACTTCTACCATTAATTCCAATATACGAACCATTTGACCAAGCTCCACCTGATAATTGAGTTCTTCCTTGACCGATTGCAGCTTGACTATTAAAAGTTCCAAATTCAACTAGCATTAGCAACTGAACTGCACTAATTAAATTCCAATCTTGCAATGCCCAACCTGAACCAATTGCAGCAGCTTTAGTTCTAAACGAACCTCTAGTCATTGAACCCGCAGGATATACCCCACTTGCTGAAATAAGTGTACTTCCACTTACAGATGCACCATAAGCACCAATGTATCTATTACTTACTTCTACACCATTCTTAACGAACGCTGGATGTACACTAGCACCTTCAAACGGCTCTAAGTTAATCATATGATTATGTGTCCCATTACTGTACGTATACTTGTGGTAGAACTTTGGTATCTCTACCATTACATTACCATCTGCACCCGTAAGTACTGCGTCTGCACCATTTGCTTTCTTAGTACTGTCATTAGCACCTAAGTAGTAGTTTACTGTACCATTTGCCAGTAGCGTTACTCTTCTCATCTTTCTTTGGATGTGAGTAAAGTCACTTCCACCAACTCTTGCATATGTATCGTTATCTTGATTCCAAGTAACCCCATACGGCTCTATGTCTTGTATTAGTACAATGTCCCCACTACCAACAATACTCTCGCCATTAATAGTCTTAAAGTCTGTAGACTCTAATTTGTCTGTGTTTAAATTGTTAAGGTTGCTATCCATCTCTGAGTGAGTTAGAGCTGACCCCTTGCCACTTCTTGTTGTTACTGATGCCATATTATTCTCCTAGAATGTAATCGCTGTCTATATAATTAGGCTCAAAAAATAAAGCCCACCAAGTTTGAAATACTTTTGTAACCCCAAAGCTACAAGATAAATCAAACATTTCTAATCCATTACTTCGAAAGTTACAGACTCTGTAAAACTAAAGCTTGAAACCCCAATATTTACAACTGTAACCCCTGTCATAGTACCAATAGTACCAGCACCATTAATCTGGTATTGAGTAGGTTCAAAAACTCTAATAGCAACTGCATCTGATACATCAATACTTGAAGCCGTTACAATCCTAGTAGGGGCAAACCCTTGTATTTCTTTGCCGTTATGGTCTTTAGCTAATAAGCTCATATTTATCCTTTGTTTTAATATCTCTTATATTTTAGCCAATTCTCATTCGTAAATCAACATTCTTAGGTTTATGGAACTGTCTTACTAAGAAATACCCAAGGGCATCATTCCAATCATCCACTGTTGAAGCTCCATTAAACTTCTCAGGCTCGCCATTCTTATCATATGCTTGTTGTTCTAATGCTTTAGTAGTTTCAGGGCATTTAGTAGTGTTTATAAGCAGTTTATTCTTACTAAGTAGGTTATTAACCGTATTGACTCTGTCTTTAACTCTACCATTCTTTCTAGGTGCATTAATCTTGAACCCAGCATTCCTAAGTATGTCTATATCTGATAAACTAGCATTAGTCTTGCCTGCATAACCTGAAGCATCAGGGTAGATAACAATATGTCTATTAGGGTATCTCTTATTAATATTAAATACTATGTCTTGCGTATCGTGTGAACTAAATTCATCTACTATATGAGTTTTATCAGCTCGTAAACTAAATACGACTGAACAACAACCGCCAATATTAAAATCTTGGCCAATGTGGATTTCTTCATAATCATTTAGTACCTCTTTTGTATTATGTTCTTTTCGGTCAAAGTATTCATATACTGACCCTTGTGTTAAGTTTACAAACTTACCATTTAAATAAGCCTCTAATAGCTCAGGACTGTATTGTTCTTTTAAACTAGCTATGTAGCTCTGTGGTATAAATTTATTATCTGTAGTCTTTGCATTGATTACTTTAAAGTGTCCGCTATTAGTTTTCTCGTATAGAAACCCAAACCCCTCAGGAGTTGATACCATATCTACATTGGCACCCTCAATAGCTCTGTTACGACCTAATATCTTATCGTAAGCTGTTCTCATCTTCTCAGTAGGTAGAATATCTGCTTCATCTATAAGTGAATAACAAGTTTCATACCCAATAATAGACTCAGGCTCACTCATAGTTCTAAAGATAATAGAACTGTAGCCTTTAATGTGTAACTCTTTGTCTGACTTGTTAAGTGTGTATGTAAAGCCTTTATCTTGTAAGAATGTAGTGAATTTATCAAAAGCAATATCTCTTACTAATGAATAGTTAGGTAGATAGTAACAGCATTTATATTCAGGATACTGCATTTTTTTCATAATAGTTTTAATCATTCCTGCATCTGATTTACCTGAACCAAATCCACCAACTAAGATAGTGTTCTCTTCTGAGAATAAGAACTCTTCTTGGTGCTTTAAAAGACTAAGCTCTTGCAACTATAAACCCACTAGGTTGTAAATCTACTTCTATTGAACCCTCTACGGCTTTCTTTTGACTGAATGCGTACTTAGATACCTCTTTCCAGCAATCCTTCTTAAGTGGTAAGTCTGCTTCTTTATCTCTTGCTATATTAATCAACTCTTCTATTGGATTAACATCGTGCTTTAACAATATCTCTTCAACTGTTAATAGTTTCTTTTTTCCTTTAGCACCCTTAGGTCTTCCAGGATTACCCTTTTGAAATAAATGTGGTTTCTTTTTTTCTTCTGCCATTCGTAAACTCCTTTGTAATTATTTCGTTATTTCGTTTAGCTCTACAACTATTTTACCATCTTTTCCCCATCTTTTACTAATACTTAACTTAACTATCTGTTTATCATCATCATAAACTATCGTATTCATAGCATCTAGTATAGCTTTAGCATAGTTATCTAAGTCAGAATTGTTATTGCAATACTTACCCTCTAAGCTCTCTTTTTTCTTCTTCGGCCAAGACTTAGGCATTTCTATTAAAAGCTCTATATGGCACTCTATAAGCTCTTTAAATGGGCATTGTGTGTACTCACTTAGCAATACTCCCATGTCTTCTCTAAACTGTGTATATTTCTTTGGATAAAATGTACTCCATCTAGTAACTCTAGGTCTTGAAGCTGGTACGGGATTTATATTGAACTGTAATTTCATTCTCTTCCTTAGCTATTAAAATAATCATTTCTACATTTTCTATTGCAGTATATTTGTCTTAGTGTCGTTCTACCTTTTAACTTCTTTCCACATTGGTCGCAAGGTCTACTTAAAAACTTAGTGCTACACTTTCTACCACAAAATCTACTTGTTACTTGCTTTGCTTTGAAATCTTCTTTGCATTGCATACATTTTCTATTTAAACTTCTACTTTTCATCTCTTCTCTTTCTTTAATACCCTGAACAAGGTCTACTAGGTTACAACATACCTAGTATTATTTATTATTTCATAAGGGTTTTCCTTTTCTTTAATTTAAGCTCATCTATCTTCTAATAGACTACTGCATTGTTAATTGTATTTTTTAGTAAACCTTGTTCAAGGCATCTTGTTTTTATTTTTGTATTTTTCTTTCTCTGTACCAATTACAGTCTATTACTTTTGCTACTCCACTTGCAGGTGTAGGTAATCTAGCATCTATCATTCTTAATGTGCAATATGCTTTGTCATCATTCATAGTAACTCTATTACATAAAGTACAATCGTACTCTATGTTTTTATTTTTCTTTTTTGCCATTCTTTACTTCCATTGCTTCAAATACATCTTTACATTCTACTTGTCTTCCATCTTCAAAAGTTACTACATATTTCTTTTTATCGTAACTTGTTTGTATTACTGCTTTCATTTTTGTTCTCCCATTTTTTAATTTCATTCTCTAAATACCATTTGGCTTTCAATAAATCTTCTAATCCGTTCTTTCTCTTGTGCCTACTAACATACTTAATTACATTAGAGATAGACCAACTAAACTCTCCATTATTTGCCTCTATGTATTCAAGAGGACTTATCTTTAATTCTGTATAGTGTGGTGGTTCAATATTATTGTTCATTTATTCTTTCCTTAGCTATATCAAAATACTTATCATCCATCTCTATACCTATAAAGTCACGACCTAAATTCTTACAAGCTACACCTGTTGTTCCACTACCCATAGTAAAATCTAAGACTAACTCATTTTCATT